ACCGCTTTTAAACAAGCAGATGCAATGATGGAAAAGCTAGAGTCAGAGGAAGAAACAAACCTTCCAACAGGCATCGTTAAAGCAAGAAGGAAGAAAAATGTTTGAGCCCGCAATGAAAAACATTAGAGCTACGCACGTAGACTTTGGCTTTTTACGGGCCCTCATCGCAAGTAACCCTAAAGTAATGCCATGCAATATAGACATGATATTTGAACGCAAAGGTAATTTCTTATTTGGCGAATGGAAAAGACCTAATGAGTATATGAGTATAGGTCAAGAGATTGTGTTGGTTAATTTAGCTAAACATCCTATGAACACGGTGCTAATAATAACAGGTGATACAGATGATAATCAGGCAAGAGTAACGGATATAGTTAAGATAAGTAACAATGGCATGTTTAAGCAAGCAGGTAGGTCAGTAGATGATTTAAAAAGGATTTTAAACGATTGGTATCAGATTGTAGATAAGGAGAACTAATGTGTACAAATTATATGACGAAGACGGTATGTATATGCGTGTAGTTAAACGTAAAGAGGAAGCAGAGTATTTTGTTAAGTTCTATGGTTGGACTATGAAGTTTTTTAGAACACCAAAGAAGGAGAAGGAAGTATTACAACAAATGGAGGAATCACCGATATGAAAACCCTTTCTATGCTTTTAGCCGTTTTATTATGTTCGTATGTTATTTTTATTGTGTCGTTAGTTGAGAAGCCTACCCATTGGGGTGTCAAGAACTGTGAGTTGGCTGAGATTAGCCCTGACTTTACGCCACAAGAAAAAGCAGATTGTAGGATTATGAGGAGCAAGAAATGATATATGAAGGCGTTGATGAGTTTAATAAATCTTTTCCGTTTGGGTGGTGGCGATGATATTTACATTTGCAAAAGAAAAAGATGGCACAGTCTTTGAAGATAGCCAACCCAACGTAGGAATGGAGTTTGAGTCGCAAACACTACCTGAAATTGTGCTTAACTTTGAAACCTTTCTGCGTGGCTGTGGGTTTAACTTTGATGGATACTTGGACTTTGTGGAGGATGAAGATGATGACGCTAGAAAAAATGCGAGAGCAGAAGAAAATCCTTGGTAGGTTAGAAGAATTTCATCAAGCAATAAGTGATGTAGTTAATTCCGAGAAATTTGGTGATTTAACTATAGCGGAAACGTGTGGTGTTTTTGAAATAATTAAACGCAATCTTATAGAAGGGGTTTGAAAATGACTGCAAATGAACTAGCTGATATAAATGAGTGGTCTTGTTGCGCCCATAGTAAAGATGTATCTACCGTGCTACGTCAACAAGCCCAAGAGATTGATGAACTGCGTGAAAGACTAGAAGAAACTCGACAGCTATACATTAAAGAACTAGCACTACAAAGGTTATCTGATATTAGTCAAGAATTTGAATCATTTGACAGAACTGCCTCCCACATGGCTAATGAGTATGTAAGTTATCGTGAGCTAACAGATGAGGAAATAGAAAGCACATATTGGTCTTTGGTTGGAAAGCAGCATCAAGGAAAAATTGCTTCTTATTTATATAATTTTGCAAGAGACATCTTACAGAAAGCGAGCGAGAAATAATGCCAATTAAAAATCACCCAACAGACCCAAGCAAAGTTATTTATGTCAAACGAGAATACGCTGAACACCATGAAAATCTTGAAGAGTTAAAGCAGTTGGTAAAGTCATTCTTTGAGGACTACTTAAACTACCAAGAGGAGTCGGATAGTGGTCGAGTGTTTAACCCTATTCATGTAAGTTGTACTCGTGCCATGATGATTGAACCATTAGCTAAGTTGTTAATGCGGATGAAGGAACTTTCGGGGGTGAGGGAATGATACTAGAAAAGGGTTGTGCAGAGCGTGGTTGTGCTTGCTATGATGTACGGGTTGACGAAGGTGTTGAGGTCAAGGTGGTGCGTGAACTAACAAACGAAGAAATCATGGAGGTGGCTAATGAAGTATTTAACACATACAAAAACTGGGGCTACTACCAAATAGATTTTGCACGAGCAATACTGGCTAAAGCCTGTAATACAACAATACAGGGTAACACCTGTGAAGTAGTTACAAACCCTACAAAAAGTTAGGGTTTCCGTGTACTTGTTGAATTTTAAGTTTTATGTGGAAATTTACCGATAGGTAATATATTGAGTGTTAAGTGGGTTAAGGTGCAGTTTATTTACCATTCGGGAATATTGGGTGTATTCGGGTGTATTTATGGGTCATTAGGCGGGTTACGGATTCATTAATGAATCATTCGGTATTCATGAATATAGAATTTTTGTGTAGTATGTAACACATTTTGTACATAAGTGGTGGGTTTTGTGAGTTATGAGTATCATTTTGCAGTTTATTTTTTAACCTATAGGTAGTAATTTATCCTAGTTTATAAGGATATTATGTAGGTTTATGTGTTTGGGATAATTTAATCCCATTTAAATAGGAGGAAGTATGAGTTATTGGGATTTAGCAAATAAGATTGAATCAGTTAGTTTTCGGATGGATTCAATTAAAGCAATCATTGAGTTAGTTGCTGAGAACATTCAAGACAACGCATATAGTAGTCCGTTATGGGGTTGTGCTGAGATGCTTGAAGTGTATTCAAAACAGTTGGAAGAGTTATCCGCAGAGGCAATGGAGCTTAACAGGATTGAGAAAGAAGATGTAAAGGAGGAAGAACGTATGTGGGTAGACCCAGAGTTAGGTTTAATTGCAACTTTTAAACAAAAAATTAAGAAAGGAAAGAAATGAAAGGACATGATGACGAGGCAATTCAAAAAGCATGGAATATGATGTCAATGCACAATAGCGAACTGCTTATAAAGAACCATGAATTAAAAGAACGCATACAGAGGATGAGTGTGTGGGGTCTAATTAAAGCTAAAGTAAAAAACTTTTTTAGGAGCGAATATGAGTGAAGATATAGTTAAAATACTGCTTGATAATAGGTCATTTACGGAATCTAGAGTAGCAGAAAAAGCGTACCTTGAATCGCAGTTACGTAAACTTGCGGGTATTATTCACCGACAAGAAGAAGATATTGCGGACTTGCGCTCAATAAACCAAGACTTGAAGTATCAATTAACCCAAAAACACGAGCAGTTAAATTTAAAAAACGAAATTGACAATATAGACGATGGGAGATGTTAATGAATGTTACCGTAGAAATGCTTAAAGAATTACCTGATGGCTCTGCTATTTGCACTTTAGACTTAGATAAAGAAGCCGTACAATTCCTGATTGGTGAAGGTTTTCTTACAATAATTAAACGTGCGATAGACTCATCTGAGTCGTATGTTAAGCCTGAACTGCTAGATGAAGCGTTAAAAGATACAATAGATAGTGCTTTGGATTCTTTAAAAGCCGCTTGTGGTGTTGCACCAAAGTATAAAATTTTAGATAACGGTGCGGTATATTTTTATATGGATGAAGCTGATGGATAAAAGATTTTGTACGTCTTGTCAAAAACAAAGAGACGTCGAAGGGGGCAAAATAATAATGGGTTCGTCTAATGTTAATCGTTGGAAATGCTCGGCTTGTTTAGCACGTAAAACTAATGGTTTATATTCAAGTAAAAAGGCTTTAAATGAAACAAATTAGTTGGTCATATAGTAGTCTTAAAACATTTCAACAATGCCCTAAAAAATATTATCATTTAAAAATAGCTAAAGATGTAAAGCAAAGTGATACTACTGCTACGATATATGGTAAGGATGTACACAAGGCGGCTGAGGATTTTATTAAAGAAGGCACTCCTATCCCTGAAAAATACGCTTATATGCGACCTATCTTGGATGCGCTTTCTAAGATTGAAGGCGATAAGTATTGTGAGTTGGAGTTGGGTATTAAGAAAGTTGATGGATGCAAATACGTTGCCTGTAGTTTTAATGACCCTAACTATTGGTGGCGAGGTATTGCTGACTTAGTTGTTATTAACGATGACGAGGCGCATTTGGTTGACTATAAGACTAGCAAAAATGCAAAGTATGCGGATACTAAACAGCTTGACGTTTTAGCGGCTGGGCTGTTCCTTAAGTTCCCGGACCTTAAAGTGGTTAAGTCTGCTTTAGTATTTGTAGTAAGTAATGAGTTTGTTAAGAAGAAACAAGAGTATTTGTTTAAGTCTGCGTATTTAGCAAAGTTTGAAGATGACCTAAAACGATTAGAAAGTGCAATGGAAACAAACATTTGGAACCCCGTAACAAGTCCGTTGTGTGGGTTTTGCCCTGTTAAAACGTGTGTACACAACAAGGGATAATTGTTAAAATGATAGTTATACAAAAAAGGAATTAATCATGCCATACGTCAATAAACCACGCCCTTATGCTAAAGAATATGCCGAGTATCAAGGTAAGCCCGAACAGATTAAGAAACGTGGAGAACGTAATAAAGCCCGTGCTGAAATGGAAAAAGCGGGTAAAGTACATAAAAATGACAACCTTGACGTAGACCATATTAAACCACTAAGTAAAGGTGGTACAGGCGCTAAAAGCAACTTGCAAGTGAAAAGTAAGAGCGATAATCGCTCGTTTAGTCGAAACTCAAACCATACAGTTAAGAAAAATACATCCCAAAAATGAATGAATACAATTGGCCTGGACAATACAAGCCCTTTGCGCATCAACGAATTACATCCCAGTTTTTAGTAGAAAGAAAAAGAGCTTTTTGTTTTAACGAACAGGGTACAGGAAAAACTGCCTCAGTGATATGGGCGGTTGATTACTTGATGAACATCGGTGTAATACGTAGAGTGTTAGTAGTATGCCCCTTATCTATTATGAAATCTGCTTGGCAGAACGATTTGTTTAAATTTGCTATGCACCGCTCATGCGACATAGCTTATGGTGACAGGAAGAAAAGAGCTAAGATTATTAATAGTGATGCTGAATTTATCATTATTAACTTTGATGGGCTAGAGATTGTTAAAGAAGAAGTCCTTGCTGGAGGGTTTGATTTAATAGTTATAGACGAAGCAAGCGCATACAAAAATCCTAGTACAGAACGTTGGAAAACCCTAAGAGATATAGCTAAAACAGTTAAAGGCTTATGGATGTTAACAGGCACACCAGCAGCTCAATCTCCTATAGATGCTTACGGATTAGCTAAACTTATAAACCCCAAGGGAGTACCGCAGTTTGCAGGGCAGTTTAGAGACCAAGTAATGATTAAATTGGGTATGTATAGATGGATTCCTAGACCTAACGCACAGGAAATAGTATTCAATGCACTTCAACCAGCGATAAGATTTGAAAAAGACCAGTGCTTAGATTTGCCTGACGTTACTTTTGTAGAACGAGAAGCACCACTTACACCCCAACAAAGTAAGTACTATAAGATACTAAAAGATAATATGTTAATGAAAGCCGCGGGAGAAGAAGTTAGCTCTGCTAACGCAGCAGTAAGCATAAATAAATTATTGCAAATTTCTGGCGGTGCAGTGTATACGGATACTAGAGAAGTAGTAGAGTTTGATATATCTAACCGCATAAAAGTCGTGCTTGAAGTTATAGAAGAAAGCACACACAAAGTATTAGTTTTTGTGCCGTTTACGCATACCATAGAGTTATTAAAAGACTACCTTACCAAACATAATATTTCATGTGAGGTTATATCGGGGTCTGTACCTGTCAGCAAGCGTAACGACATTATTCAAGATTTTCAATCAACAGAAAAAGTAAAAGTCTTAATCATACAACCCCAAGCCGCCTCACACGGTCTCACATTAACTGCGGCTAATACAATCATATGGTATGCACCTGTTATGAGTGTAGAAACATATCTACAAGCCAATGCACGTATCAATAGGTTTGGGCAAAAGAATGCAATGACTATAGTGCATATAAAAGGTAGTGATGTAGAAACTAGACTTTACCGTATGTTAAGTAGTAATATAGATAACCATACAAAAATAATTGATTTATATAGACAAGAAATTGAAGAAAGTTCTTGACAAAGTACAAAAGTATGGTATAGTAGTATCTTAACCCTTTTAAAGGAGCGTAGTATGGAAACAGAAATATCGGCTGATAGATTAGCCAAAATATACATTAAAATTCGTGATGTAAAAGCACAAGAAGTAGAAGCACACAAGGAAAAAATAGCGGGGTTAGATGAGCAGTTAGATATGCTATCCGCTAAGATGCTAGAGCTATGCAAAGAACAAAATGCTACTAGTATCAAAACCGAACAAGGCACAATCATTAAGAAGGTATCAACACGATATTGGACAAATGATTGGGATTCTATGCACAAATTTATTATGGAGCATAACGCCTTGGGTCTTTTAGAGCAACGCATTAGTCAAGCAAATATGCGTCAGTTTTTAGAAGAGAATCCTAATTTATTGCCACCTGGCACTTTAATAGATAGTAAATATACAATTTCTGTAAGGAGAAGTTAATGAGTAATGTAGCCCTGTTTAAACAAGATGTACCTGATTTTTTAAAGTCCGCAACTGGACTAAATGATTTAACAAAATCTCTTGCTGGTAATATAGCATCGGGCAGTAAACGCATATCCATACGTGGTGGGGTATTCCGTAAGATTGTAGGTGGTGAAGAAGTAGGTAAGATTACAGGTAGAGAATTAAATGTAATTAT